AATGAGTTCATTCGCTTATGTGGGGCTATCAATGCAGGTAGTGTTACTGCTGAATCTGCAAAAACAACATACGCCTTGACTCCTACTCAAATCGCAACTATCGACTCATTATGATAGGGCATCAATGGTTGGTCAGAGCCTCTCAGGTTGGGGGGCTTATGACCAAAGGACGTGGCAAGGAGGAATGGGGTGCAACTGCACTTCAGGTAATCAAAGATGCAGTCCTTTTCAACGAATACGGGGTAGACAAATTTGTTACTTCCAAGCACATCGAAAAAGGCATAATCAACGAAGCCGAATCACTGGAAATGGTGAAGCGTGTAACAGGGTGGGAGATTGATCTGCAGAAGCCGAAACAACGCCTTGTAAACAATTGGGTAATTGGTGAACCTGACTTACTCGATAATGGGTACTTAATCGATGTCAAGAATTCATGGGATGGCACTACGTTTCCATGGTTTGATAAGGAAGTTCCAAACAACGACTACTATTTTCAACTTCAGACGTACATGTGGCTCAGTGGCTATAAAACATCGTACCTGATCTACACCTTGACTTCTGCACCTGAACACATGGTATTCAAAGAGGGTGAACGATTGGCGTACAATCTGCATCCCCTTCCTAAATACAACGATAAGTCGTTTGATGAAATGCTTGAAATCGGGGAGAAATTGGCAAGGCAACAATTAGTGTTCGACCAATTGGATGAAAGTCGTAGGATAAAAACTTTCCGGATAGATCGCAACGAAGACGTAATTGAGCAAATACGCCTACGGGTAGAAGGAGCAAGGGAGATGTACGATGAATTCCTTAAACACTTAAAAACACAAATATGAAAGCATTCGAGGCATACGATGATGCGTTCACTATTCAATTCCCAAACGGATGTTTAATATCGGTTTCGTGGGATGCAGGAACGTATTGTGATGGGGGCAAATCCACAGTGGAAGTCGCCTGTTTTTCAAGCGATGCAAGATGGATGGTATTCGACTTCAAGACGAAGCAATGGCATACACTTGAATATGGCAACTCTGAGGTCATGCGAGACCTGTCAGCATTGGAAGTAACTGAATTAATGAATCAACTATCAAAATTATGAAAGCAAAGGTAGAAACATGGCTCGAACAAATTAGAACGGGCGCAATCAAATCAAATATTGTACGGGTGCTAAAGCACATCCAAGATGCAGGAATGCATGGTACTTCAATCTACACCATGAGGGAGCAATTGGGGATGACTCACCAATCCCTCACTGCAGTGGTGTCCATGTTGGCAGACGAGGGGCTTCTATTCGAGGCAGGTGTATTCCAAGTCAAGACCTCATGGTACACAATCTACGTATTCGTATCCAACGAGGATGTGCGTAAGGATATTGCAAGGAAGCGCAAAGAGGAAAAATTCAATCAGTGGCTACAACGGGGCATTGAGGAATACAAGGACTTTATGTCGCCTCAACTACTACTGGAACTAATGGTAGATGGAAACAATAACGCTTTAGGGATATGAAGTATTTAATCATTGCCCTCAGCGCATTTATCATTGAAATATGCTCGACATTCTACATCACCTTTGTGGCAGATAAGAATCCAATCGGCATGATAATCTTCGCAGGAATAGCACCATTTTTGGGACTTCCATTCATTGGATATATGGTTGAATCTGAAAATTGGGATGAGCGTTTCAAGATGGCTATTGCGATGTCATGGGGTTATATGTTGGGCAGTATATTCGTAATTTTTTTTATCTTAAATACATAACAAATGGAAAACAAAAACAACACAGGAGCGATCTTTAAAAACGACAAAAAGGCGAAAGAAACGCATCCGGATTATCGAGGCAAAATTATTGCCAATGGGAAAGAAATGGAGATAGCCCTATGGATGAAAACTTCTGCAAAGGGCGTTAGGTATTTTTCGGTTTCATTGAATGAGCCATACGTACCTGTAGAAGAACAACAGGCAATCCCTGAACGCACTCCAACTGGAGATAGTATTGATGACGACTTACCCTTCTAACGATGACGAAAAAAGAATTAGCAAATATCAATCAAATCGTTAGGGAAAAGATTCTCAAACACATTGAACTGAACGGCATGACGCTTAACGCATTCGCAAAAGACGCAGGAGTCCATCAGAATCAACTTTGGCTTTACCTGTACTCAGGAAATGAATCCAAGGGACTGCATTCAACGACACTGGAGAAAATTGGGCGATATTTAAGTGAGAATGGAC